GTAAAGCGTTGGAGTTTAAATAATGAGTTCGATTCTGTATACTATTCCGCGAGTCACATCAACCATCCATCTGCTGTCTGGGTGCGCACTTCCCCCATGCATTACATATGGCTGCATAATCTATTCAATTTTCTTCTAGAAGAATACACCTTCAGGTACGGCAAAGTCCATAAGTGCGAAGGGCTGCTGAAACCGCTCCGACGGTTTCCCTCCAACCTGCCCTATGCTCCATTCGAAGAGCCGCCGCAGTGCATGCCTGATGATTCCAAGAATGTTCTCTCTAGCGTCATAGCATACCGCAATTATTATTTCAATCATAAGGCGAGATTTGCTAAGTGGTCTGTACGACCTACACCGATCTGGTGGGACGACTATATTCCAATGGCGGCTTAGAGCCGCCATTTTTATTATAAATACTTGACAGTTGGTGATTAGTAGAGTATAATGAGCGGATACTTGGACAAAATTAGCAAACTTGGGACAAACGTCAAGACTTTGTCCATATGGGATATCGACGATACTCTCTTTGAATCGCCAGAAACCCATGTCTATGTTGTCGCCAAAAATAAGATCGTAAAGAAATTGACCACGACGGAATTCAATAACTATCGCCTCCGTCCAGGTGAATCATTTGACTTCACAGAGTTTAGAGATTCCAAGTTATTCTTCCATGGTGCGCAACCATTAAACTCAAATATTGCAAAAGCAAAAAGCACAATTGAGTCTAGAAATTCAATGATGCTTGTGCTCACAGCCCGTGCAAACTTTAACAATAAATCGCTGTTTCTAGCGAAGTTTAAACTGTATGGATTAGATCTAAATACTCCAGAAAGCCATGTGGCGCGAGCTGGTAATTTGAATATCAATAGCACAGCAAAAGCGAAGAAGACTATCATAGAAGAGTGCTTGAACACAAACAAGTTTACTGTTGTACATATGTATGATGACGATGCTAGAAACCTAGATGCATTTTTGTCGCTAAAAACAACTTTTAAGAATGTAAAGTTTAAGGCATTCATAGCAGAAAAGAATAAATTAAAAGTATATGGGTGATTTATGCCAACTTATGAATTCCTGAATAACAAAACAGGAAAACTTGAAGAACATATGATGTCGATAAAGGCATATGATGGCTTTAAGGATAATAATCCGCATCTGCAACGCTATCATGGCGATGCTCCCGCTTTCAGTTATAGTGGAACTGGCGATATGTCAGGAAAGAAAACCGATAACACTTGGAAGGAGGTAATGCACAAAATCGCAGAACAAAATCCAACGAGCGACTTGGCAAATAAAGTCTTGAGTAAGAACGCAAAGCAAGTCAAGACCGACCAAGCCGTTCAAAAATATCTAAAAAACACACAACAGGCGAAAAAGCCCTAAGCGAGGATTCATGTCCCGAAAGAAACAGGCAAATACAATAACCATCAAAACTGAACCTGATCTCGAAGACAAAAAAATAATTCCCCGACTCAAACCTTCCGAACTTCTATCATTCGATCCCCTAACAGAAAACCAAGGTAAATTTTACGACGCTTATGCACGTGGTCACTATTTTATTATGCTTACTGGTAGCGCTGGTACTGGCAAATCCTTTATTGCTTGCTATAAAGCAATCCAAGAAGTTTTTGAAAAAACTTCTTCTTTCAAGCGCGTGGTTATTGTTCGTTCTGCTGTACAGTCTCGTGATGTGGGATTTACTCCAGGGTCTCTAGAAGAAAAGATGAGTCTCTATGAACAGCCTTATATGCAAATTTATCATACGCTGTTCAATCGCCGAGACGCATACGAATCCCTAAAAGAATGCGGTAAGATTGAATTTATCTCTACAAGTTTTATTCGTGGCTGTACGTTTGACGATTCGATTGTAATCGTAGACGAATGCCAAAACATGAACTGGGAAGAACTATCTACTATCATTACTCGCGTTGGTTATCGCTCCAAGATTATCTTCTGTGGAGACTATAAGCAGTCAGACCTCTACCGTAAGAAAGCAGACTTGTCTGGGCTGAATAAGTTTCACGCGATTGCAATGACGATGGACTCATTTACCAATATTGAATTTACAACCGAAGACATCGTGCGCAGCAGCCTTGTCAAGGACTTCTTGATTGCTGTTGATAAGTACGAAAGTAAAGAATTTTAAATTAGGAAATTATATTATGTTTAATCATGTATCCCATGAGTTCCCTCAGCTCCTACAGGAAAATGCCGAAGGGCGTCGATTGTACGTCACGCCCAACGGCGAGAAGTATGCCTCAGTAACCACAGTCTTGTCAGACTTCGGTAAGGAGGGGTTGATGCAATGGCGGAAGAAGGTTGGTGAGGAGAAGGCTAATGAGATCTCGCGCAAGGCAACCACTCGAGGCACTTCCGTTCACAAGGTTATCGAAACCTTTCTGAATAACGAAGACATCTCGCAGCACGACATGATGCCAAACGTCAAGTCGCTGTTCTACCGTATGAAGCCAGAACTCGAGAAGATGGACAATATCCATTGTTTGGAAACTCGATTATTCTCACACAAACTTCGTCTAGCTGGTACAGTTGACTGTATCGCTGAACGCAATGGGGTTCTTTCGGTCGTAGACTTCAAGACCTCCATTCGCCTCAAGAAGAAAGAGCATATCCAAAACTACTTCATGCAGGGCGTAGCGTATGCGGATATGTTTAGCGAGATGACTGGGCTTGAGGTCGACCAGATCGTAATTCTGATTGGCGTTGACACTGCAAACTTTGCCCAAACCTTGACCGTCAAGAAAGACGAGATGGATGGTCATCGGCAAGAACTCCATAAATATATTGAAGCATATTACAACAAAACTTGACTTTTACTTGACTCTATAGTATACTAGACTATGTCGGGCTTTAAGGAGATCTATATGTCAAAACTAATTACTGCTACGGTTCTTGCTGCTTTTCTGGTAACTCCAGTTGCAAACGCAGGAGATCTAGATAAACTCTTGGGAGCAGCTGCTGGTGCTGCCGTCGGTTCCACTATTGGAAAAGGTGATGGTCGTACAATTGCCATGGCAGCTGGTGCTATCATTGGCGCTAATCTTGCGGATAGCAATCGAAGCGATTACAATTATAATTCATACAATTACAACAATTTTTCTTACTCTGACCTAGAGCGTATGTACACTAAGCAGTGCCGTCGAGAAGTTCCTGCTCGCTATAGTAGGAATCGTGGTACTCGCGATGCTTGGGTCCAGGGTTGCGTCAATCGTATGATGCAGGAACAACAAGAGCTTGAGAACGAAGCGTATCAGGAAGGCTCTTCGGGCGAGAGCCGCCATCATCGATATCATCATGAGTAATGGAGAACATTTATGAGAAATGAAAATTTTTTGTCTGAGATGATTAAACAGTTTTCCGTTAATTTTAGCGATAAACAATTTACGCATAATTATGCTGTTGGTTATTATGAGTTACTGAAGAATGTGCACGTGGATAATTTGCTAGAGATAGGTATCCACGAAGGTTCTTCTATGAAATCTTGGAGCGGGATATATCCTGGCGCCAACATTTATGGGATAGATATTAACCCAAATTCAATGATGATTGGACCGAATACTAACATTCGTACGGATATTGTCGACCAGGGTTCTCCTGCGGCACTTCTACAATATGTGGAAGATCGTGGTGTGAAATTTGACGTCATCATCGATGATGGTTCCCACATTTTCAATCTATCCAAGATAAGTATTGAGTTCCTGTTCAATCATCTAAGCAATAATGGCATTTATATCGTTGAAGATATCAGTTCAGTTTATGCGGAACTTGGTGGTCCTCAATGGCCACAGCAAACTCTACAGGACTGGCACAAATATTTAGAAAAGATACAAGATATCAACTACAAGTTTATTGACTGCCGATATGGTAATCCGAAATATCCAGGAAGCTGGATGGTCGGCATCACTAAGAAGAAATAAATAAGAACAATGGTAGTAAACCTTTAACTAAAGGCATCTTGGACGGGGGTGCGATTCCCCCCATCTCCACCACCACGGGGATGACCAGTTTCGACAGGGTGAGTAATAACCTAGAGGCTACCAGTGAGGCGACTGACTTAATCAGCGCAAAAAAATGTAACTGCCAATGATAGCAATTACCATCAGGCTCTCGCTGCCTAACAGCACTTGAGTACAAGAGTTTTCGGTAGGTTTTCTTGGTAACAGAATAAACCTACCATTTTTTATTTGGAGAATATATGATTGTAATACCATCTCATGACAGAATTGATCTTTTGGTGAAGATGGTTCGCAGACTATGCGAGATCGATCTCAACGGTCATGAAGTGTTGATCGTAGACACGAATTCTGATTCAGAATATTACCAAGAAACTGTACATCATATCGCTCCTTGGTTTCTAGAAACTCACTCAAATTTTAAATTCGCCAGAAAAGATTACAAGTGCAGGGATAGTGGAGCATTCATCCACGCATATAAGAATTACCCTTCTGAAAGATATATCTTTCTACATGACTCAGTGCATATCAATAATCCAAATTTTATTGTTGAGATGGATAGCGCACTAGATTCAGCTGATGTTGTTCCTGTATTTAATTTTGGTTTTGGTTATGATAGTTACGAGCAACAGGTTTGGGCAGAACAAAAACTTCCTCCAATTGAAAGTTATCCTCATTTTGGAATCATAGGACCAATGTTTGGTGTGCACAAGCATGTGCTAGACAAGATGCCTTCTGACTGGCTGATAGAACCAACGAATAAAGCAGAAGGGTGTGGAATGGAAAGGCGATGGGCAGTTATGTTCCATTTGATTGGAGCAAGCGTAAAATTTTTAGACTATATACCCCCTGAAGATTTTTGGATCTATTGGGAAGGCGGCGCCAAATACAGTTCTCAGTTGCAAAAATATGCGCACAGAGTAAATAAGCGGATGTAAGGTGAATAAAAAAATTGCTATATGTTTTTCTGGGCATCTCAGACAGTTTTTTGATGGTTCAGAATTAGAATGTTTTAAACAAAATATAGATCTACTGAAAAGCCAAGGGCACATAGTAGATCTATTTTTTAGCATTTGGGATACTTACAACACAAAAACCAACTGTCATGGTGGAGAAGAAACCCCCATCGATGATGCGATATTTTCCCAGTTAGAAATAACTCTTCTAGAAATCCAAAACTATTCTTCAATTAAAGATCAGTTTAAACTTAGAAATTTTCATCCAACTATCGAGCCTGAAATTGATGGCATCATGAGTGTAGAAGGTATTCTACATAACACCCCAATGTTCTATAAAATTTATAGAGCAAATCTACTCAAGACATCACATGAAATAAATCACAACTTTAAATATGACGTTGTTGTTCGGTATAGAGCGAACATTCACCTCACTGATGCATTTAATTTTTATGATGTAGAACCAGGATACCTTTATGTCGAGGGACGTGGACATTCGGGTATGCCAAGAGAATGTAGAGGACTTGGTCTCACAGAATTAAGTTGGATGATGCAAGATATTTTCTTCTATGGCGATTCATCAACTATGGACATAGTATGCGATGTGTATAATAACCTAACTGCAATGTACCCTAAGTATGGTAGCACAGGACCAGAAAGAATTTTTTATGATTGGGTTGTTCTTGAGAACAAGATCCCAACGAAACATCATGCTATAGGATTTCATTTAAAATGAACAAGTTAGTTATTTTTGACCTTGATGGCGTTTTGATTGATAGTCGCGACATCCACTACGAAGCATTAAATGCTGCTCTGAATAAGATTGACGTCAAGTATGTAATCAATCGTGATGAGCATTTAAGTTTGTACGATGGGCTTTCTACGACTAAGAAGCTCGAGATGCTTGCTAAGAACAAGGGTCTTCCTCCAGAATACAATAATCAGATCTGGGAAGATAAGCAAAAAGCGACTATTAGCATCTTCAACAACCTGCAAAGAGACTTTAATCTTATGGATTATTTCTCTAAGTTGAAGGATGAAGGTTTTCAAATTGCAGTTGCTAGTAATAGCATTCGAAACACAGTCAAGTTTGTCCTACTTAAATTAGGTTTGTTAGAATACGTTGACTATTACGTTTCGAACGAAGACGTCAAACGCACTAAACCATTCCCTGAAATGTACTGGCGTTGTATGGTAGCATGCAATGCATTGCCCAAGGACACAGTCATTATAGAAGATAGCCATATTGGTCGCCAAGGCGCAATTGATAGCGGTGCATATCTAATTCCAGTAGAAAACAGATTTGATCTCGATATGTCTAAGGTATATAAGGTGATAAAATACTTGAACCAAGATAAGTCACTTAATATTCCTTGGAAGGCTCAAAATATGAATGTGTTAATTCCTATGGCTGGTGCTGGCAGCAGGTTTGCAACAGCGGGTTATACTTTCCCGAAGCCACTAATTGAAGTCAACGGCAAACCAATGATTCAGGTTGTTGTTGAAAACCTAAACATCGAAGCGAAGTATACCTTTATCGTACAGGAAGAACACTACGAGAAATACAACCTTAAGTACCTTCTAAACCTTATTGCTCCAGGATGCAATATTGTTCAAGTTAACGGAGTCACAGAGGGCGCTGCTTGCACAACTTTGCTCGCTAAAGAATTCATCAATAATGATGAACCTCTATTGATTGCTAACAGCGACCAGTTCTTAGAGTGGAACAGTAATGAATGTCTCTATGCGTTTAACGCTGATGGCATCGATGCTGGTATTGTAACTTTTAAAAATACCCACCCAAAGTGGTCTTATGCTAGAGTAGGCGATGACGGATTTGTCGCTGAAGTCGCAGAGAAGAAGCCAATCAGCAACGACGCTACTGTTGGCGTTTATTTTTGGAAACATGGCTCTGACTATGTTCGCTGCGCAGAGCAGATGATCGAGAAGAACATTCGTGTGAACAATGAGTTTTATGTTTGCCCAGTGTTTAATGAAGCAATCGAAGAAGGTAAGAAGGTCCGTATCAAAGAAATCCGGCGCATGTGGGGAATTGGTACGCCAGAAGATTTACATAATTTTTTAGAAAATTATTAATTTTGAAGGAAAGCTGATGAGAATTATAACTGGCGAACAAGCATATGCGAATTTAAAAAACGGCATCAAGCAAAAAATTTTTAGGATTCCTGGAAAATTTGAGCCAGGGTGCGAACACGGCATATTACTTCCCAAATTACTTCCTAAATTTAAGTTATCGCAAGAAGAAAAAATATTCACCATAGGATCTTGTTTTGCTAGAGAAATTGAAGCTCTTCTGATCAACAGCAATTTTAATGTGCCAGTGCGCGGATTCACAGTTCCCAAAGAAGAATTTATTCATCCACCACCCCATCTTCTCAATGAGTATAATGTTGGTACAATATTACAAAGAATTGAAAGCGTTATACAAAATTTTTTCTATGGCGATAAGGGTGTAGAAAAGGTTGGAGAAGACAAGTACATAGATTTATTTTTGCATATGCATCAAGAACCCGTTACTCTTAATAGGTTGTTGGCTAGAAGAAAAGAAATAGATAATTTATACGCACAATTAATTAACTGCGACAGCGTTATCATAACCATGGGATTAACTGAGTGTTGGTATGATGTTCAAGATCAATGCTATTTGAATAAAGCACCGAGTAAGAAGTTAGCAACCAGTAATCCAGAAAGATACCAATTTCATAGAATGGATGTTGACGATGTTTTAAGCAGAATGGCTCGGGCAATTAAACTTTTGAACAATATTTCAAAGAAAAAAATACTATTGACAGTCAGTCCAGTAGCACTAGAAGCAACTTTCATGGAAAATAATGCCGTTATGGCGAATTCTTATTCTAAAGCCGCTCTTAGAGTAGTGGCTGAACTTTTAAAAGAACAGTTCGACAACATTGATTACTTTCCTAGTTATGAAATTGCAATGTCTGCTGGGCTATCTGGTTTGTGGTCAGATAATTTGCATGTAAATCAAGATCTCGTTAAAAATATAACGTCGCATATGTTAAACTATTATTGTAATAATGTTCCTGTTGAAGACTCTAGAAAGTTTGGAACCACTTATGTTGACCAAGAATTTAAAAGCGATTAATTTGATTAAAATTGCACATCGCGGAAACATCAAGGGTCCTAACAAAGCAAGAGAAAACTCGCCTGAGTATATTCTTGAGGCGATTACTCTTGGGTACGATGTTGAAATTGACCTTTGGGTTGAACCTTCCAAAAATTGGTTCGACGCCAAGTTATTCTTAGGGCATGATGAGTCTCAGTATAGTATTGACTTTCGGTGGCTAATCAGGTATAATAGAAGTCTGTGGGTACACTGCAAGTCAAAAGAAGCGGCTGTATGGATATCAAATTTTGCTAAGTTTACGATGACGGAATTGAATTACTTTTGGCACGAGAACGACACGATGACTCTAACCTCCAAAGGATATTGGTGGGTCTATCCAGGTAAGCAGCCGATGGCTAGAAGTATTGCAGTAATGCCTGAATTATACAATGATGATGTATCGCAATGCATTGGGGTGTGTAGCGACTATTTGGAATAAGGTATTGAATTATGGCTAATGGAATTTACAAAGTTACTGAAGACTTTGAGAAGGCGTTGGGCGATTACACTGGTGCACCATATGTTGTCAGTGTTGACAACCAAAGTAATGCTCTGTTTCTCGCGCTAATGTTTGATAAAGTTTCTGGGCAGACAATCAGTATTCCAAGTAGAACATATCCTTCTGTTCCTTGCGAAATTATCCATGCTGGTGCCAAGGTATCTTTTGAACCCGTAAAGGGTAAGACGCTTAAAGGTGCATACCAACTTAAACCAACTAATGTTTGGGATTCTGCCTTACGGTTTACTGCAAACATGTATCAGCCTGGAACGCACATGTGCGTTTCATTTACTGGACCATACAAGCACTTCAAACTATCTAAGGGTGGTGCGATCCTTACAGACAACTTTGAAGCCTATAACTGGTTCAAGCGCGCACGTTATTCTGGGCGCAGAGAATGTTCCTACCATGATGATAACTTTGATATGCTTGGTTGGAATTTCTACATGATGCCAGAGTTGGCGGCTAGGGGATTGCTGCTGATGAATCAGTTCTACAACACAGACGGTTCGAAGAAGCATAATCAAGACCTAGAACTACCCTATCCAGATTTAAGTAAATTTAAGGTGTATACGAGATGATTCGCGCTATGATTGGATATGGAGGTCATGCTAGGGATATTATTGCCTGGACGGGTGAAGATCTTCCAGCGTTTGTTGATGACGAATTTTACTCACCATCACAAAAAAACACAATTCCGCTTTCTTCTTTTGACCCATTCAAGTATGAGGTAATTGTTGCTATCGGCGATTCCTTGGCCAGATCTAAAGTTGTCGATAGACTCCCGAAAGAAACAAAATACTTCACAGTTATCCACCAATCTGTCATAATGGGTCCAAACGTCGAGATAGGCGATGGTTCTGTAATTTGTCCAGGAGTAATAATTGCTGGTGGGGTGATAAAATTAGGCAACCATGCATTACTCAATCTATCCACGACAATAGGACACGATTGTCAAATCGGAAACTTCTTCACTACTTCTCCAGGTGCGAACATTTCTGGAAGTTGTAAAATTGGAAATAGAGTATACATCGGGGCTAACTCTTCTTGTTTAGAAAAGATAACAATTTTTGATGACGTCTTAATTGGATTGCAATCTAGTGTCATTCGAAATATCTATGAAAGTGGCACATACGTCGGAAGCCCTGTTAGGAAAATAAAATGAAGCACACAAAACAATCACTAGATCTAGTTCAATTTATATCTGAGCAAATTAACGATCAAACCTTCCACCATCATTATCACATTTTGTATGACATTTTATTACCCGAAAATCCAGTATACTTAGAAATTGGTTGTTATGCTGGCGGTTCTTCTTGTCTGATGGTACAAAAACCTAACATCACTGTCATTGCAGTTGACCTCGGTCAACCTATAAACGAAAGTGTTGCTAAATCCAACGTGACAAAATTGAACCAACTTAACAATGAATTCCATTACATCAAGGCTAATTCTCACCTAGAAGAAACCGTAGACCGAGTTAAACGTATTGCCGATTCAGTAGATCTACTCTTTATTGACGGTGACCATACATATTATGGAGTGTTAACAGACTTTAAACTTTGGGCACCTTTAGTAAAGCCAGGGGGATACATAGTTTTTGACGACTATAATGACCACGTGTATTCCCCTGAAGTTAGGGTTGCTGTAGATGAGATTGTTCGCAATACAACCGAATATGACTTAATCGGCACATTAGAAAATATCTACGGGGCAAGACCCGCAGATTTGTTAGAAGGTAATTGTTACATCATAAGAAAGATAGGATTTAATCATGTCAACAAAAATAGCAATAATACTTCCAACGTATAGGCGCAGTGATGGGAAGACATATGATTATTTGACTCTTTGCTTGACTAGCATCAAGATTCAAACACATCAAAACTTTAAGGTATTTTTAATTGGCGACAAGTATGAGGATCAATCAGAATTCGATTACTTCGCTAAATCTTTTCTTGATCCAGAACAAATTGCCGCAGTCAATTTGCAATATGCATTCGAAAGAGATAGATATCCAATTGACTCTCTTGAACTTTGGTGTAGTGGTGGCGTACATGCAACCAATGTTGGAATAGACATCGCAGTTGGGCATGGGTTTGAGTACATATGTAAAATAGACCATGACGATTATTGGGAACCCGACCATTTAGAACAAATCAATTCAGTTATTGAACAAAAACAAAACCCTGCATTTATTCACACGTGCTCTACTTATGGAACCAATGTTCTTCCATACAATACAATATTTGATAGCGATCTCGTCGTAGAGGCTTTTCCAATCCCAGGAAATATAGCACATTCTTCAGTATGTTATAGCATCAAACAACTCCCATTTTTATATGAAGATACTTTTGCGAGGTTAGGTCTTCACCAACCAGCCGACGCATATATGTGGGAAAAGATGTATGAACACATGGTAGAAAACAACTTAAAGTCGTATTTTGTTAGAAAAGTGACCTGTCATCACCCTTATGAATATATCTACAATAGATAAATATGTCTTTACTTTTGGCGTTTTATAGGGTATAATATATGTACATGAATATGTTACTACCCAAAAGTAACTTACTCTTGCAATTATTATGATGAATCGCGACAGCGAACGGTGAGGTAAAATGCAAAAGAGTATAACCCATAGTCCTATGGACTTGGTGCGTATGTGCACCTTCATATTGTTCTTCTCCCTCTCGTTTTTCTTTGGAAGAGAATTATATGACGCCAAGCGTCGCTACGATAGTCTTGAGTACGAACTGTACAACAATCAGAAGTCTGCTGATGACATCATCAAAGACCTCCGCAAGAAACTTTCCCATGTAGACTTTATTCGTAACGAGACGGAGTGCCTTGCCAAGAACATTTACTTCGAAGCAAACCTAGAGCCTGTTGAGGGTAAGTTGGCTGTTGCCACTGTTACGATGAACCGAGTGCAAAGCCACGTGTTCCCAAGAACTGTTTGTGGCGTTGTACTTGACCAGAGTAGCAGGGGTTGCCAGTTCTCTTGGGTTTGTGACGGCAAGTCAGATATTATCCACGACCGCCGTGGATATATCGAGTCTGTTAAAATTGCCGAAGATGTCTTGCTTTCTAATCGCAGATCGCGTATAATAAGTCCTGACGTTATGTATTATCATGCAAATTATGTTGAGCCTAAATGGGCAAAGACTATGATGATGTTCGCTACTATTGGCGCGCATATCTTTTATAGGAAGAAGTGATTATGGAATATTATGAAGATAAGTTTCTCCACCATGACGAGAAGCTGGATTATTCTGATGTGTTGATGGTTCCATGTCAGGGAGATGTCGCTTCCCGTAGTGAAGTTGAACTAGAATATCCAACAGGCGTGATTCCTATCATCGCCGCAAACATGGACGGTGTTGGAACTTTTGAGATGGCGAAGTCTCTCTATAAGCATAAGATGCTGACTGCACTTGTAAAGCATTACTCCCTCGAAGAACTCGTGACGTTCTTCCAGCGTGAAGAGGCATCCAGGAACTGCTTCTACAGTATGGGTATTGGTGAAGCCGATATGACCAAACTGCACGAGTTTATGACTCATGTTACTATTGGCGAAATCAATATGCCGTATGGTATCTGCGTCGACGTTGCAAACGGCTACACTTCCCAGTTTACTGATGCTCTGAAGCGAATCGTTGATACTTATCCAACTATGCCTATCATGGCAGGTAACGTAGTCACTCCTGAGCAGGTACACGAACTGTCGCTCATCGGAATTGATATCGTAAAAGTTGGTATCGGTCCCGGCTCTGTTTGCACTACTCGCAAATTGACTGGGGTTGGTTATCCTCAGTTTTCCGCAGTACTTGAGTGTGCGGACGTGCATTCTGTTTGTGCTGATGGTGGCATTACTTGTCCTGGAGATGTCGCCAAAGCATTCGGTGCCGGTGCTGATTTCGTAATGATTGGCGGTTTGCTTGCTGGTCATGAAGAAGGACTGCCCCCTGAGCATAAGGATAAGGTAGAATATATGAACAATATCCATTTCTACGGAATGGCTTCGAAGGTTGCACAGGATCTACATAATGGTGGTGTGTCTGACTATCGTGCCTCAGAGGGTAAGGATGTCATTTTGAAGTACAAGGGTCCAGTTAACCACACAGTAAATGAAATGCTCGGTGGACTACGCTCGGCTTGCACTTACCTCGGTGCGCGTAATCTAATGGAACTCAGCGATAACGCTCGATTCGTTCGAGTCAACCGCCAACTCAATAACATCTTTGGGAACGGCTAATGCTAATCAAAATTAAGAGTGTAAAGAAAATGGCAACTCGAGAAGAAAAGAATAAATTTTCTATTATGATTATCGAACTTGCCCAGCGCGATAAGATTGACCACATGGACGCAGTAACGACTTACTGTCTAGAGAACAACCTAGAAGTTGAAATCGCAGCAACCTTAATCAACGATTCTCTAAAAAGTTTGATTCAGGGTGAGGCGCAGGAACTGAGATACTTGCCACGAGAGAGCAAACTACCCATATGAGTTGGCAGATTATTGTTTGGAACATTTTTATTTGGACCTTTACAGGTGCAATGATTACTCTAAACCATGCATCTTTATTTTGGCTTTCCATTCCTGCATTGTTCACCATGTGGAACAATGGTTCAGAGTTGATGAAGAAGCAGGAAGAAGAAGCAGAAAAGTTGAATAAGCAGCTCGAAGAATTGACAAGGATAGCAAAGAGAAATGAACGGTTATGACTTGTATTGTCTTTATCAGGCAATCAAATTACACTTCACTTCAGAAAATTATAACTTCTTCCAGTACGATGGAAGAACTAGGGTATCGGTAGACTCATTTGAAAAACGAAAAGACAAATTCCTCTTTCATCGACTGGCGAGAAAATACGACTCTGCTGACATGGTTAGTTTTCTTGTTGCCAATTTTGTTAACAGTGACACTAATTGGACAAAGTCGCTCTTGGAAGAAGCTGCGGAAGAAACTTTTCGGGAGTGGAGAAGGGTAACAGATTCGATGAGCCGAGTCTATGTTGAGCAGTTGAAAAGTATCTGCGCAGATCCAAAAGAATTTAATAGTTTATTCGAAGTCAAAGATGGGCAACACCCGAAGTTGCTGGCGCATTTCCTACAAGGAGATATCCGCATTGAGGTTCTTGTAATTCTCAATAACATCTTTGACTTCTTTAGAATTTGGGACAAGAAGATAGACGATGATGTCATCTATCCCAAGATTTCAAGAAAGGTCCGTAAGTATGGAGCATTCTTGACCGTTGACGTCGACAAATATAAAAAGCTGACTAAAAAGGCACTGACGAATGAAGATTAGAATCTATCAAAGTTTCTATAAACCAGAACAGTACTTCAACCTAGATCGCAACTTTATCCCAATTAATAACCTGGAAAATAAAGATGCTGTGCTGCGCGAGTATCCGATCTTGTGCAAACTTCACCAGAAGAATGAAAATTTTGATGGGTACTGGGGATTGGTCAGCTGGCGATTTAAAGAAAAATGCAACATTTCTGGTAAAGAGTTTGCTGACTGGATTCAAGACAATCCAGGTTATGATGTATATCATTATAACGGTAGTTGGAATGCTGCGGGAACATGCTCCAACATGTTTGTACATGGAGAAAAATACCATAAAGGTATGATTGAGTATACAGATCGTCTGCTAGAAAAACTTGGTTATAAGTTTTCTATAAGGGACGTTGAGTATCCTCTAAATCTATTCATGACATGCCACTACCATGTGGGGAACAGCAGATTTTGGGACCACTGGATGTCTTTCCTAGAAACTTGCATTGCTCTTTCGAAGTTAGATGATAAGATGAACGAGTATCTATACATCAAGGAATCCGATCATCGTTTCGAGAAAGTTGCTAATTTTTGTTTTGTCGCCGAAAGACTCGTGAGTTTGTTTTTATTTCTGCACCAGCACCACTTTAAGGTGTTGAACTATCCATATAGCAAAATTGTCAAAGATGAACTGGTAATGATAAATATTACGCAAAAAGGTTTACTTTTGACTAAAAATGCTATATAATAGTATGGTGATGAAGAAAGTGAACAACAAAACATACTATCAATACTAATATACAAGGATATACAAATATGACATTTGCAAATTTGAAGAAAGGTTCGTCGCTGGATAAGTTGAAGAAGGCTGTTGAGCAGTCTTCAAATGGCGGCAGTTCCCAAAGTAAGTACGCGGACGATCGCGTTTGGAAGCCTGATGTTGATGCCTCTGGCAACGGTTATGCCGTAATTCGCTTCCTCGATACCCCTGCTGTTGACGGTGAAGATGGCATGCCTTGGGCTCAGATCTGGTCCCATGCATTCCAGGGTCCAGGCGGCTGGTACATCGAGAACAGTCTGACCACTATGGGTAAGGCTGACCCTGTTTCTGAGATGAACACTGTTCTTTGGAACAGCGGCGTCGAAGCCAACAAGGAAATTGCTCGCAAGCAGAAGCGCAAGCTGACCTATGTCTGCAACATTCTGGTCGTCTCTGACCCGAAGCGTCCTCAGAACGAAGGTAAGGTCTTCCTCTATAAGTTTGGTAAGAAGATCTATGACAAAATCAGTGAAAAGATCGAGCCAGGTTTTCCTGACGAGAAGCCGATGAATCCGTTCGACTTCTGGAAGGGTGCAAACTTCAAGCTGAAGGTTCGTAAGTATGAGGGTTTCCCGAATTACGATAAGAGCGAGTTTGATACTACGTCTTCACTGTTCGATGGCGACGACAAGAAGATTGAGCAGGTTTGGAAGAACTCCTACTCGCTCAAGGAAGTTG